TCGATCGTCAGGCTCGCGAGAGCGGGGACGCGGGCCTTCAGCTTCGCGTCGAACGCCGTGAAGTGCGCGGTCCTCATAGCCCCAACTTCCGCAAGGCCTGGTCGATCGCGATCTCGACGCCGTGCTCGAGGTCGTCACCGATCACGGCTTCCGCCTTCAGGTAGTTCCGCTGCGGGGTGCCGTGGACGCCAGCAGGCGAGTCCTCCACGATGCCCAGCCCCGGGGTGCCGACCCCGCGGTCGAGGTTCGGGCCGAGCTCGGTGACGATCGCACCGTCAACGAGCTTCGCCGTGTCGTAGTCGATCGACGCCGGGAACCCGCCCGAGTAGCGGTGCCGCTTCGCCTCCGCCTGCCACGCACGCTTCCCTTTGCCCGCGGAGACCCCCACCGCTTTCACAATGTTCGGGATCGCCGCGGCCGGTGCCGCCGTCAGGTCCAGCTCGAGCTTGTGGAGCTCGTCGAACTCGCTCATTGGGTCTCCCGGATCGGGAACCGGCGAGCGGTCGCATCCGACGGCGCCGGGCCTGCGATGATCCGGTACATCCGGCCGACCGTCGCGGGATCTTCCGCGGATGCGGTGATCGTCACGCTGTCGTCGGTCGCGACGCCGCCCGATGTCGCAATCGGCAGACTCAGGATGAACTGCGACTCGACGAGCGACTGATCAGCCACCGTCACCACTCGGTCACGCATGACCGCCGCCTTCACCCGGCACGGACCCGAGTAGACGGTGACGGTCGTCACGTCGTTCTGCAGCGTCGTCGCGTTCCACACCACGGCACCCGGGCGGGTGATCGTGCACGTGTCCCGCATGCGAGATTCGGCCTCACCACGCAGCTCGAGGAGCGCAGCTGCGACGTCGTCACCGAGGGTCACAGTGCCCACCGTTCACCCGGCAGGTACCAGAGCGACTCGGGGTCCTGGATGACACCCGCGTCCGCGGGCATCGTGTCGACCTCGAATGCGGCGGACTTGCGCGGCGCGAGGCCGAGCATCATCCACCATTCGTCGGTGATGCGCACCCGTCCGGCGCCCGACTGGTAGGTCTTCGAGGTCGACCCGTCGTCGACGGAGACCGTCACCTGCGTGGCGTCGTCGGGCCGCTTCACGTGATCCGACACGGCCTCGCGGATCACGTAGTCGAGCTTCGCTTGCGGCACATCGGTGACCGACAGTCCGTCCGCGCGGGTCTCGATCAGCATCAGGGCATCCGCGATCCACATCCGCCACTGCAGGTCGATCACGGATCCGTCATCCGGGGTCGTCCTACCGATGTTGATCGCGACCTTCTCAGGGGTGATCTTCGTCGTGAGCGCCATGCCGTGACTCCCCTCGCTGGCGGTTCGGAGGCCGGGGAGCAAGTCACCCGGCCTCCGAACCGTTGATCAGACCGCGTCCGTGTATGCCGTGAACGCGCCGAGCGCGTCGGACTTCACGAACCCGTAGTGCGCCTCGACGAGCAGGAGGACGAGGTTCTCCTGGAACGCCGAGTGTGTGGTGCCGGACTCGTCGACGTACGACGCCTCCGTGGACACCTTCACGGTGAGCTCCATGCCCTGACCCCAGGCGGCCTGGGTCCAGTCGCCACCGATCGCGCGGAGCTTGGAGTCCAGCGAGGGCGACTGCGCGACCACCACGGCGGGGCTCGTGCCACCGGTCAGCGCGTTCGCGGCGACGACGATCGGAGCGGCGGGACCGCCGACGACCGACAGGGTGACCGTGTACGGGCCACCGGCGGAGCCGGAGACTGTCGCGTTCGCCCACAGCGGCGACAGCGCGCGGATCGCGCTCTGCACAGCCGACGACGCCGCGTTGTACGCGATGCCCGCCGCGGTGAGACCGCCGATCTTCAGGTCGAACGTGCCACCCGTCGGGGTGCCGGTGATCGTGATCACCTGCACCCGGTCACCCGCGCGACGGTACTGGCCCGAGACGCCCCGGTTGTAGAACGCCGGGTAGCCGATCAGCGATCCGCCACCGAACCCGAGGGTCGGGTCCTGGACGAACAGGGGCCGGCCCTGCGTGTCCGTCTGCAGCTTCAGGGTCGGGCGGAGCATCGGGTCCGCTGCGAAGCCGCTGAAGTCGTATCCGGCGTTCGCGACCAGCTGCTCACCCTTCACCATGTCCGCGAACATGCCGCCCGCGTTCTGTGCGGTGGTGCCGAGCTCGACCGTGTTCGCGCCCTTCGTGAGGTAGTCCGCGAACGGACCCGCCCCACCGGTGCGGAGGTCGGTGCCGCGGATCGCCGCATAGTCGAACGCGCGAGCGATCGCCGTGGGCAGATCCTGCTGCAGCAGGTCGTACACGCCCGCCGCGTTTGTGCGGACGATCTCCTCCGACACCGGCACGAGGAGGGCGACCTTCTTGCCCTGCATCTGCTTGATGCCGAACGCGGACGAGCCGACCGGCTTCGATCCGCCCTCCGACACCCAGCCTGCGGCGGGGATGTCCATCGACACGGGAACGACCGTGTTCGCGCTGAGCGACAGCGGCACCTTGCGGGCCAGCTGCTGCACGGCGGACTGCTCGTTCACCTTGTCGAAGATCGGGCCCGCGATGGTGGGCGGGAGTACGGCGCTGGGGAGACCAGCGAGAGTGGTTGCGGTCATGACGACCCCTTCTTGGTCGGTGGCCTACTGGCCGAGTGCTTCGGTGAGGAACGCGGCGAACTGATCCCCGGCGGTGCCCCCCGTGGCGGGCGGCTTCCCCTGGTTCATGTCCGGACGCGGACTGCGCGGCGAGGGCTTCTCGTCGCGGAACTTGATGAGCGAGTCCGCCGCGGCCTCCATCTCGTCCTTCGTCGAGCCAGCGATCAGCTCGACAGGGACACCCTTGGATGCGGCGACCTCCGCCCGCAGCGCCTTCGACTCGGCGTCCGCCGCACGCTTCTCAGCGGCGGCGAGCGCCTCGGCGGCCTTCTGCTCGGCGGACTTCTGCGCGTTCTCGATCTCGGCGAGCTTGGCAAGCGCTGCCTGCCCCTCCGCGTGGTTCGAGTACTTCGCACGCTCCCTCGCGACGCGTTCGCCGATGATGCGGTTCAGGTCGTCCTGCGAGGTGATCGCCTCGAACGCCTTCTCCTGCGGCTCCTGGCCCGAGTTCGGTTCTTCCGTGGCGGCGGTACCGCCCGTCTGCTCAGTCACCTGAGCCCCTTTCCGTATGAGGGCCGTCGCCCGTGCCGCGAAACGGTCGCGTACCGACCACGGAAGAACCGTGGAGACTCAGTGGGCGAACCCGTACAGTTCGCGCATCACCCGCGTGATGTTCTTGTTGTTCTTGACGAGCTCGGGGTGCGCGGCCAGGAACTGCCGGGGTCGCATCGTCAGCAAGTCCGGGTGGTCGGCTCGCAGCTTGTCGAGATGCGCGATCGCGCCGTGCGCCGCCGCCGTCTGCTCGTCACGCACTTGGCTCGAGGGTGCCGGCGCGCCGTTCCATGTCGGGACGTCGACGCACTTGCACCCGTTGTGCCAGTGCCCGCCACGCACCCCCTGCGCAGACAGCAGCGAGCAGAATGCACAGGTCCCCTGCCGGGCGAAACTGGCGACACCAGTCGACAGGTTGTCCCGCTGCGACGCCGCCCGGACCGTCTCACGATCTGCTGAAGCGATGAACCGCTGTGCCACCCCAGCAAGACGCGGGATTGTCTCGAGCGGCCCGTTCGGGAACTGATCCGGGTTGAACAACGGCGCGAACGCCCACCCGAGCGCCGACGCGACATCGTCACCGATCGTTGGAGCCACGAGATCGGCCGTGAAGCCCGGGGCGGGGCGATTTGTCTCGTAGAACAGCGCCCCCGACGTCGCGGCCACCTGCCCATAGGAGGAGATCACGGCACCACTGGCTGCGCGCAACTGCGCGGCGACCCGGTCCGGAGACTCGTCCATCAGCGTCACCGCGTAGGACGTCAGGTCTGTCTCCGCCAGCGTGGTGATGCCGTGAATCAGCGCGCGGTGGTCGTCAACCTCCGACAGGAGCATTCGTCGACCTCATCGCCGGGTCAGCGACCGCGGCACCCGCCGCCGCAGCGACGTTCGCCGTGAGCTGCAACGCCTGAGCGCGCGCCTTGTCGGCCTTCACCTTCGCCTGCTCGTCCGGCGACAGCCCGACACGGTCATAGGTGACCGTCGAATCGGCCGGGAGAACGCCGGCGCCGATGAGCTTCGCCGCCTCGTCCGCGGATGCGGCGCGGGTCGGCGTCGCTGCGTCACGCCACCGCTCGCTCACCCGGGTGTCGTAGTCGTCGGGGAGCGCGCCGTCACGGATCAGCAGCGCCAGCCGCCCCACCTCGTGCCATGCACGCCCGAACGACAGCTGACGGCGCTCAGCACGCTTCACCAGCCGCGCCTCGCCTGCCCGGATCGCATCAGCCGACGCGGGGTTGTCGGTCATGAACCCCAGGTAAGAGCCCGGGATGCCCGCCTCCGCGGCCAGCAATGTCGCGTACCCCTTCACCTGGTCGATGTACGGTGCCGGGGACGACGGCGGGAACTGCTTCACGTCGGGCGGCGCGGACCCTTCCTCGCCAGGCGGGATGTTCCACGTGCGGCCCATTATCGACGTCCACGGGGAGACCTGGTTGCCGCTCGCGTCGACGAACATGTCGTCCGACACGTTCAGGCCGATGCGCTGCGGGGCGTTGTAGAACTCCCGGTTCACCTCGAGCCCGAGCAGCGTCCGCGCGGCCGCGTCAGCGTAATAGCGGACCGGCTTCGTGATCTCCGACCGGCCCGTCTCGCGGGATCCGCGGACCCGGTTCGGGACCATGACGACCGGCACACGGCCGAGCTTGTGGTCGTCGCGCTCGATGACCTTCCATGGGCCCGTCGTGTCCACCGTGACCGTCTCGTCCGGTGTGTACAGGGTGATGCTGACCGTGCGACCCATCTTCATGTCCGCGGCGACCGCGGCGTCGAGCCGGCGCGTACGGCGCGACCATGTGCCCGTGACCGTGCGCGGCGAGTGCGGGGTGATGAGCGGCGACGGCTCGCCCTCCAGGCCCGTGCCGACCGTGACGAACGAGACACCGAAGATCATCGAGTCGAGGTGTGCCATCCCGCTGTCGACGTCGAGCTCGTTCTGGTCGTAGACCTCCTGCAGCCCGAGCGAGTCGTCGCTGTCGACCGTAGACCAGCCCAGCCAGTCCAGACGCTCCTCGAGCACGTCCACGACCGTCCCGCACCAGCCGGCCACCGTCCGCAGGTTCCGCATGTTCGGCGGAATGCTGATCCCGAACTGGCGGGTCAGCCACTCGCCCGAGTATCGGAGATCCGCCTCACGGTTCGGGCCCTGGACGAACATCATCCGCTCCATGCACGCACGGATCGAGCGCTCCTCGTCTTCGCTGAGCTGGGTGATCAGGTTCAACGCACAACCACCCTTCGCCGTTCAGCCCGCTGAGGCTTCTTGACCGTGTCGTTCCTGGCACCCCACAGCGCGAGCGTCTCCGCCACGATCGGGGTGATGTCGGAGTCTTCGTCCTTGCGGTTCCACGCCCATC